CCTTTACGCACAGCAGGCTCAGATGGATATGTTTGAGGACTACTTCTATTCGTACAACAACTGGATACAGAGGCAGAACGCCCGTCAATCAGGTACAGGATATGCGGATATAGAGAAGGGACTGGTTGAGGTAATAGATAGTTTTTCTACACAGGTTTTTTTAGCACAGGCTAACGCTAATACGTTCTCACTACCAAGTGACTACTACCTTGTTAATAAATTATTTTATTATTCCACACCTTTATTTACGGGGAGTATAACTGGTACTGCTACAGGTAATACTGTTACAGACTTTTCTAAGGTTGCTTTATGGACAAACATTCCAAACTCAAACCCAACACCACCAATAGGTAGTATTATAGTTAACACAACCACACTACAGGAGGCGTATATAACAAGAGTGGATGCACCTAACACAGGTACAATATCCCTTAGTTCCGCAATATTTTCTATAGGTGACGAGTATGTTATTTATTCAGATACAAAAATTAGGGAGGTAGAAAGAGTTAACCAAAGTAAAATATTTTTACTAACGAACTCAATGTTAACAGCACCTACAAAGACATACCCTGCGTATGTATTAGACGGTAACACTATCACAGTATACCCTACAACAATAATAAACGCAGGTGCAATAAGGTCACAGTATGTAAGATACCCCTTTTCTCCTAAGTGGACTTACGTAGACCTTGGGTTAGGAGAGCCTGTTTTTAATGCAACACAGCCTGACTTTCAAGATTTTGAGTTACCTAGCTCTGATGAGCCTACTCTTATTGCAAAGATATGTCAGTACGTTGGTATAGAGATTAGAGAAGCTGACGTATATAATTTCGGAAAGGCTGAAGAGAATAGTGACACACAAGAAACAAGTTAGATATGGCATATATTACAGACTATCAATACTACGAGAACGGACAGACCGTTCCAACAGACGCTAATTGGGGTTCGTACCAATACGTTACCTTAGAGGATATTGTAAATAACTTTATGTTAATGCATCAAGGTAACAATGAAATTATAAACAACATAAACAGATACCAAGTTTTATTTCATGCAAAGAGAGGGATACAGGAGTTGAACTACGATGCGATGAAGGAGGTGAAGATATTGGAGCTTCAGGTATGTGACCAGCTACGATTTGTTTTACCTCAAGACTATGTTAACTGGGTTAGGATATCTAAAGAACAGAACGGGATGCTGTTCCCGATGACTGAGAATATTCAGACAAACTGGAGTGGAGCTTACCTACAGGATAATGACTGTCAAATACTTTTTGATATAGACGGTAACGTACTAAAGCCTGACAACTCTTTCTTTGACAGACAAAGACTAGACGGACAGCAGAAGAATATGTACCTAGGTTCAGGTCCATATAACGGTCAGCAGGGATATAATATAGATGGTAACTGGTGCTTTGATTATAGCATAGGTGCTAGGTTTGGTTTAAATACCGAGACCGCAAACGTTAACCCTACCTTCAGTATTAATAAGAAGGGTGGTGTAATTAACTTTACGTCAGGTATGTCAGGTAGTCTTGTGGTTTTAGAATATATCTCTGACGGATTAGAGTCGGGAGATGACTCTAGCGTAAGTGTTAATAAGTTATTCGAGGCATTTATATATGCTTACATAAAATACTCTATATTGAACGGTCGTTATGGTGTACAGGAGTACGTTATAAATAGGGCAAGAAAAGATAAGTCATCACTTCTTCGTAATGCAAAGCTAAGGTTAAGTAACATTCACCCTGGTAGACTACTACAAAACATGAGGGGACAGAATAAATTAATTAAATAGTATGGCAATAACAAGAACAACTTTTGTAAAAGGTAGGATGAACAAGAGTGTAGATGAACGCTTGGTACCACCAGGAGAATATATAGATGCATTAAATGTTAGATTAGGCTCTACTGAGACTACAGAGATAGGGGCCGTAGAAAACTCTAAAGGTAACTCTAGGTTAACAGAGCTACAATTTGGTGGAGAGTTTTTGAATACAGTAGGTTATGGAGAGGTTAGAACTATAGGATGTTTTGAGGATGGTATAAACGAAACTATATACTGGTTTGTACACCAAGAGGATAATCCAAACTCTGTGATTACAGGTATAGTAGATATGATTGTTTCTTTTAACACTAATAATAATACATTAGTATATCATGTTATTAGTACTCAGGTATTAAACTTTAGCTTTACTTATTTAATTACAGGGGTTTCAAAAATTGAAGACTTACTATTTTTTACAGATGATTTAAATCCTCCAAGAACAATAAATGTAACTAGAGATTATCCTTACCCTGTAGGAGGTTTAGATAATGTTTTAGAAGAAGAAGATATTAGTGTAATTGTTAAGCCTCCAGGGTTTGAAGATTACGATACAGTATCCCCACTAGGCACCCCATCTATAGAACCATTTATCCTACCAGATGAACAAAACTACATGAGTATAAGGTTCTTAAGTTTTGCCTATAGATACCGATATTTAGATGGACAGTATAGTGCCACATCTTTATTTTCTACACCTGTTTTTGACCCAGTTCAGTTTGACTTAAGTAACGCAAATTTATGGAACTCAGGTATGGAGAATGAGTTTAATGCATGTAAAGTTACGTTTTCTACAGGTAGTAAAAGAGTTACAGAGGTAGATTTACTATACAAGGAGAGTACATCTAATTCTATATTTGTAATAAACAGATATGTAAAAGAAAAAGAAGGGTGGTCAGACAATGACTTTCAAACTATTCAATTTTCTAACAGTGAAATATATACGGTAATAGGACAAGATGAGTTATTTAGACTTTATGACAACGTACCACGTATAGCTAAAGCACAAACTATACAGGGTAACAGACTAATGTACGGTAACTATGTAGATGGGTATGATGTGAAAGCTGTAAAGAATGGTTCAGACCTAAGGATAGATTATCAAACTAGTGGGTATAGTGTACCATTTAATGATGAGTTAGTATTTACCGCTGACAGTAGTAGTTTATCTGCAGGTAACTATACTATTGGTGGAGCATTTACAGAACAAGATTCAATAATAACATTTGATTTGGCAGACGTAGCTGTAGGTGGGGCTGTTATACCTCAAGGTACAACTATTGGGATAAGTTTACAAATGAACCAAACCACACCTACTGTATGTGTAAATACAGGGACAGCTTCTGAGTGTAGTAATGTAAGCTTTCAGAACAGCCCTTTTATAGTAACACTGACATTTACATGTCCTACAGCTTACCCTGATGTTAATAGTATACTTGTATCTGATGCCTTTAGAAATAGAATAGGAGGTAGTGTAGCGGATGGTTTTCCTGCCACTTCTGTTTTACAATCTTTATATCCATGCAACGAAAGCAATCAAGGTTCTACGCTTAGTGATAAATTCTATGCTTTAGCAGCTAGTCCTATGACAGGGACATCTTTATATTTAGTTAGTGGTGGTATAGATAATACAGCGTGTCCTGTTGCAGACCTAAACACTACGCCATTCCCTTTAATATGTGGTGATGTTACATTAATTACAAGTTCAACAACGGATAATATTACAGGATTTTTAACAGATAATACAGCAGATTTTATTGCAAGTAATATAGTGGTAGGTAATGTAATAACAGATTCAAGTTCAGGAAATCAATCAATCATAACAAGCGTAACAACAACCCAGTTAGGACTTACTGTAGGTTCTCCTGGAGAATCTCAGTTAGAGCTTGCAGGTGTTGATTATCAAATATCATCTGGAGGAGGTAACATAGCACTATGCCCAGCAGACGGATTTTTATACAATACAAACGCTACTAACCCTGCGCTTACGCCAACACAATTTACGCTACAAGTTCCTGCTACACAATGGTTCTTTGGGGATGGTGATAGTACTACAGATAATTTTTCGGAAGCATATAGATACTATAATTTTACAGCCGAGGGATGTATAGCTACTAAAAGTACAACTCCTAGTAGGTCTAGCCTTCACTCTAATAGAGACTACGAGGTTGGTATAGTTTATATGGATGAGTATGGTAGGGCATCTACAGTGCTTACTAGCTTAAATAGTACAATGTTTTTTAATGCAGGTACATCTACAAGTAAAAACCAGATAAAGATAAACTTAAGTAGTCTCCCTCCGTACTGGGCTAAAAAATATAAGTTTGTAGTAAAGCCTGGACAGGGAAATTATGATACTATATACTCTAAAAAATTCTATAGACAAGACGGTTTAGGTAGCGGTACTACAAGCCTACCTATTGCTACCACTAATGACCCTAGCTTAGTTTGGTTTAAGCTTGAGGGGCAGAACCAGAATATTTTAAAGGTTGGTGATGAGCTTATTGTAAAGAATGATTCAAATGGTGCAACTCAAACAGAAATAAAAACTGTAATACTTCATATACAAGCTTTTTCAGGAGGGGGTATATCTCAATTACAAAATTCAGAGGCAGGATTATATATGCTTTTAAAACCTCAAGGTTGGGTTGCTGATAATTCTCAGGACACATCGTATATTTTTGGTCAGCAAGAGTGGAGTAATGGTTTTAGTAATTCGGTACTAACGAGTAGTTATATGGCTTCTCAAGGGGCTCCTTTTGGAGAGACGTATACTCCATTTGCTAATACAGATGGAAACCCATCTTCAAATCCAATACTTGCTGTTGCGCTACAATTAAATGGTGTTGCACCAACTCCTACTACATTTGGCTATCCGTTATTTGATATAACCACTCAACAAAATTATCCTATACCAGCGGGTACAAGTATAAAAATAAGTCTTGGTATTACAAAAGGTAAACAAGGTATAGATTGTACTAGAAGTATGAAGTATGAAAGAACATTTATTTCTGGGTATGATTATCCTGACTTTGCTGCATGGTCTGTAGGGGATGACTTATCCAATAACATGCTTTTAAACTCAAGTGTTACTAGTCCTGGGTTCTCTAATATAATAGGTAACATGAACTTTGGTTTTATCAATGGTGTTTCAGATGTTAACATAATTGAAATACCTAATTTTCAAATCCCAAATGGAGGTATAAACAACGTATTTTCGACTATTTACGCTTGCGTTGCAGCTTGGGGTGGAAGTTTAGGTAGTGCTTTTGGTCGTATACAAAAGGATGTTTCTGGAAAAGATTATTTTGTAATACAAGGTAACCAAGAATATTGTACAAATAATATATTTGACCATTACCCAGCTCATGCATCGTTTAGTATAGAAATAAAAACAACCTCTCAAGAATTTTGTTTTGAGACAGTGCCTGGAGACGTAGATGAGAATTTATTTTATGATGCTTCAGACTTACTAGAGATAGAGCCTTCTATACCAGGCACACAGGCTTTTCATAAAGCCAAGAGAGACTTTGACCCTGTTACACAAACGTATGGGTTATCAACATTAAGCCAAGACCAGACATCTACACAGGAGATGGTTACTTTATTAGATGCTTATAACTGTTATTCTTTTGGAAATGGTGTGGAGAGCTATAAAATATATGATAGCCCCGCAGGTAAATCTTTTAATTTAGGTGAGAGAACACTTGCTGTTTCAAACCAAGATTTTAAAGAAGCAGATAGGTACGCATCAATAACATATAGTGGTGTATACAACAACCAGTCAAATATCAACAATCTAAATGAGTTTAATTTAGGTTTACTTAATTTTAAAGATTGCAACCAGATATTTGGTCCTATACAATTACTACATGCTAGACGTTTAGATACATTAACACTTCAGGAGGATAGGATAACATATGTATATAACGATAAGAATTTACTTAGTGATGCTGTTGGGGGTGGAGCAGTTGTATCTATACCGCAGGTTTTAGGTCAGCAGATATCAAGGATAGAGGAGTATGGTATTAGTTTTAATCCAGAAAGCTTTGTATCCTGGGGTTCTGATATGTTCTTTACAGATACTAAACGTGGTGTTGTTATAAATCTTAGAGGTTCAGGGGAAGGTATGGACCAGTTACAGGTTGTATCAAGACTGGGTATGAACTCTTGGTTTAGAGATTCTTTTACAGCGCAGCTAACAACTCAGAAACTAGGAGGTTATGACCCATATATGAATGAGTATGTATTAGGAACAAACTTACGTATAGTGCCTACGCCTTTAGATAAGATACCTTGTGGTAGAAGGTCTAGCTTTAACGCTCAATCTAACACTGTGTCTTATGAGGTGGAGTTAGGATTAACTGTTGGTACCGTAAACATTCCTTATAATATAACATCAGGTGAAATTGATATAACTATATTGTGGAATGATTCTACTGCTGCATCAGTAACAAATGCAATAGTATCAGGAGTGTTAACATTTAATAAGATATTAAATTCACCTTCTACATGTACAGTTGTTATTACACCAAACTTATCATCTAACTTTGATTTAAGTGTAGATTGCCCTATACAGAAAAATATTACTGTCATAGAGGTTGTTGTTAATAGTAATAACTATAACGGTCAGTTTATACATACAAGCTATACTTGGACGGATGGCGTAAACATAAGCCCATCTACAGGTTTTTCTTCTGCTGAGTTAAAGATTTTACAGCCAGCAGAATACGAATCTAACACAGGTATAAGGTCACTAGGTGTATTCCCTTATACAGGTGCATCTATTACATTGAAAACTAATAAATTTGGTATAGATGATTTTATCTTTAACCCTGAGATGCATAAGTTTAAGATACTATCATCTAATACATTATACAGTAATTCTGCAACAGATGTAGATTCATTAATAATAGCGAGCTCAGAAGTTACGCCTATAACTAATCCTACAACAGATGTATACCAAGCTATAGAAAGTTCTTTTAATATTCCTGATGCTAACCAGTACTTATATCTTATATGGGACTTAAGGTCAGTTTCATCACAAAATGTATGCTACTGTCCTAAGTTAGATGCAGTAGATGATGTTTGCTGTAACTGTAATATATTTTGTAAGAATGTATTTATAGGGCCACGTGCATCTACACAAACTAACGCTTGTCTTACGGATATAGATACCCCACAAAAGGGTGACACTAATAGATTTTCCTTTATTGGTAATTTAAGTATACCAACAGTGGGGGATATAGTTTATCAAACAAATAACTGTAGTCTTCCTACAAAGACACCAGGATTTTATATAATAAGTGGTGTTTCACCATCTGTATTACCAAAAAGATGGATGGAATTAAATAACGTTGGTATAGTAATAAGCGAGGGAACTTGTTAAAATAAAATAAAATATGGCATGTAATAATTCAACACCGATATACTGGGCAGGCGTAACTTTTGGTGCGGCTCCACAGTTGTATAGTAATAGTTCACTTTCAGTAGTGGCTGCAGACGGACTATATTCTTTTGGGGGAACATATCGTCAGATGTCTGGAGGTATACTTGGACCTCCAACCAGCTGTCCCGAATGTCCTGTAGCATGTTCGGTGGGTGGAAGTGCAGTAATTACTGGGGGAAATACAATAGGTAGATACAAGATAGAGGTAAATGTAGGTAGTGCAACAGGTGCGGTTATAATTAGATTTAGGGCTAATATAAACCCATCTCAACTAACCTGGTTTTATGATGGTCTTAGTGCTTCAGAGTACAGTAGTAATATTTGGGGATACAAAGAAGGAGTTATAGGTGAACAGGATAGTTCACTTAACGGTGGCTCTCATACGTGTGAAGAAAAGTTTAGTATTAGTAATGATTTTGGAAGTAATAATGCACCTTTTCAAGGTTTTGGTTCATCATATGATTTTAATGGAGGGTTATTTGTTTTGGATTTAGATAGTTTTGGAGTACCTATCCCTGTAATATTAGGCCCTTACAACCCTTCAACAAGTGTTAACCCCATAAACGTTAACTTAGTAACAGGTACTCCAGGTTTTTTCTCTATGGTGGTACCTAAACCAAATGCGACACCTAGTATTATACAGGTAGAGGTAGACGTTACATGTCCGTTCAGTCAGTTTAATGTAGACTTTAACTGCCCTGCAAATTTAAATACTTTTGATGGTAGTGTAGTTGGTCGTGCTTGTGGTTCTGTAGGAACAAACTTTTATACTGCATCAGTCGCTACAGTAGATGGTGTGTCTAGCACAATCGGTGTGTACGACTGGGCATTCTCAGATATAAATGGTGTAAACCCACAGGCTGCAGGTGTATATCCTGTGGTTATAATTGGTGTAAATCATCTTGTAACAGTAGATAGTAATGGTGTTGTTAGTGCGGTAGCAGCATGTTAAATAAAATATAAATATGGCAAATAGAAATGAAGCATACACAGTAAGTTATAGTGAAGATGTCCAAGGATGGCCTTCATTTTATTCTTACCTTCCCGACTACATGACGGGGATGAATGGATTTTTTTATACCTGGAATGGAGGTGACTTATACAGACATAATACAAATGAAGAAAGGAACAATTACTACGGTGTAGGAGGGAGCTCTGAAATAACTTCAGTATTTAATACTAAGCCTATGGATATAAAACTATTTAAAACAATGTCTTACGAGAGTGATGACAAGTGGGAGTGTACGTCTTTATTTTCAGACTTAAATACAGGCTCTATGCTTTCTACATACTTTGTTCAGAAAGAGGGTGAGTGGTTTACATTCTTAAGAGAAAACACAGGTACAGTAAATTGGAGGGCTAGGTCAGCCAATGGTATTGGAGAAGCGTTAACAGTTATAGGACCTATAGCTTCAGTAGTTGTTACATTTAATGTTAATATAGATAGTATACTAAGTGTGGGTGATATAATATATGTTGGAACAATAGTTCAACCACCTGTCCCTCAACCTTTAATACCTGTGCCACCAACCTTAGCAGCAACCCCTTTATTTTCAGGTGTTGTATTAAGTGTTGTAAACCAGAGTACTACAGATGCAGCAGGTGTGGTTACACCATCTTCTATAACTTTAAACTGTACACCTCCTGACCCTTTAATACCTATAAACGTACCTACAGTTGGAGAGTTTGTATTTTTTATTAAGAAAGCTGTAGCGGAATCACATGGTGGTCGTGGGTACTACGTGAACTTTACCCTTAAGAATTTAAATACTAAAGCGGTTGAGCTGTTTTCAGTTGGCTCAAGCGTGATGCAAAGTTTTCCATAGATTTTATTATCTTTGTGGAGGAGAATTAATTAACAATTATATATATGATAGGTGCAATAGTAGGTGCGGTCTCAGGATTAGCTCAAGCTGGTTTTAATTTTTATCAGGCAAACAAACAAGACCAAGCTGCAAAGGCAGCTGCACAAAAGTCTGAGGAGTTATTTAAGGACGCTCGTTCTAAGGCAGAGATAGATTATTTTGCAGGGTTAACACTGCCTATGCAGGCATACGAACAGGCAGAAACACAAAACCTTCAATCACAGAAGTTAGCTTTAGAGGGACTACAGGAAGCTGACACTAGGTTTTTAGCTGGTGGCGTTGGTAGGCTTGGGGCGGCAGCTACAAAGAGGACAGAGGAGATTCGTAATATAAAGGGTGCGGAGATAAGTAAGTTAGACTATACGAAGAAGCAATCAAAGGACGCTATTAATAACAGATTAATAAGTTTGGATTTAGGTAGGTCAGAAGGTTTTGCTCAAAAAGAAAGAGACCAACAGGAGTTAAAGGCTAACTCTATATCAAATGCCTTCAGTGGACTTACTAGTGCTGCTACATCAGCTGCAGAATTAGTTCCATTATATAATAAGAATATGACATCTGCAGAGAAGGCAGAGAAAAAAGCAGCAAGAGGTAAAGGAAGAGAAGCTAGGCTAGATGCTAGAGATAATAGAATAAAATCAAGAAGACAAACTGGATTACTTGCTGTAGACCCAGAAGAACAGGCAATATTAAATAATCCAGCAAATCCTTTTCCTGCTCAACCTACGCAATTTAACTTTTCTTCACCACTAGATAATCCTTACCAACAAAGTCAAGGGTATATGGGGTTACCTCAAGGTAACATAAACAACCCTGGATTTAGTTCATATGGTCTTAACGCAGGAGGGGTAAATTCTTTAATTAATCCTTACCAACAATCACAAGGCTATCTAGGTCTTTAATAAAGAATAAGCTATGAGTGCAAACCCATTTGAAAAACCAAGGGAAAATTATAATATATACCAGAGAGAGACTTCTAAACAACAGGTTGACTGGAAGGAGATTGCTGCGGATGTAACAAAGACTGTTAAAGATATAGAGGTTGATAGAGCTAACAGGAAAGCTGTTATAAAAAAATCTTATGATGCCCAGACTCAGGAACTAACAACCCTTGCTAATAAGTATGATAGTGTAACACTTCAACAGAAGGTTAACGATGGTGCTAACAGTATGTCAGAGCAACTTGCTGCACAGTATGACTTAATGACAAGGGGGATGATTAAACCTTCAGAGTTTGGAGCTGCCCAACAGAATGTAGCTACAGGGTTTAAGGGTATAAAGTCATACGCTGACAACTTTGAAACACAGTTTGATGAGTTTACTAAAAGAAGTCAGATACAAGAAAATGGTGAGACTATAAACTCGAAGGAAGAGAGGCATGACGCTCAGTTACTACTTAGTTTTTCTAACCTAAACGATAAAATATTTAGGGCTAGTGAGGACGGTATTGTATCGGTACTAACTGTGGATGATAGCGGTGTACCTATAGAGGGGCAGTCAGCAACAGTACAGCAGCTTAATGCTTTGCTATTCCAGAAGACTGACAACATGGACCTAACAGGTGTGTTGGGTAATATAAATAAACAGCTAGGGGATTTAGTATTAGCAGATGCCGCTAAGAAAAATCAGGGATACACCAACCTTACAACTACACAGATAAACAGAGCAGAGATAGATT